TTTGAAGAAGAAAAAGAACTAACATATTTTATGTTAGCCTGTCCAAATTTAAGGAGATAATTATGACAGATCAAACTACTGCACCAGCAGAAGAAATCACCGAAGTACAACAATCTGCTCCAGCAGCTGAACAGCCAGCAGGTCCAGATCTCAATGTAAATGATTTAAACGCATTGAAAAATATCATCGATGTTGCTACGCAACGCGGTGCTTTTAAGGCAGCTGAAATGGAAGCTGTTGGTAAAGTGTATAATAGACTGAATACATTTTTAGAATCAGTCACTAAAAAGGATTAAAAATGAAATCAATCAAGCACATCGGTAGAATGAAAAATACAGGGGCGAAAGTAATTGTAGTATTTAGAACATTACCCGGAGAATCCGGTTCTGCTCTAGTCTTAGGAACAGCCACCTTGAGTGATTCATATCACGATGCGCTAATGACTGTTCTAGAAAGTGAGCAAGGCCAAGATACTAACGAATTTGGTGAAATCATGTACACACGTATGTTCCCAGATGGACGTCCAATGTTAGTAGCAATGCAACAGGATAAAAGATTGCAAAAAGTTGCTACAGACAATGTTATCATGACTCCGACACCAAACGATAATGTTCCGTTAGACGAACTAAATGTTCTTATCGCTGGACAGAAGAATATGGCCGTTGATGATCTAGCTGGTCTAGTATCCGGAGCTACTGCTTCAAAAGCAAGAGCCGAAGTTAAAACTGTAGCCGAAGTAAAAGAAACTCCAGCACCAGTTAGAGCTCAAGCTTCTCAAAATGAAGCACTTTCCGATTTAGACATCGCTAAATCTTATCGCAGTCAGGCAGATGGCCTTTATAAAGAAGCAGCTCGTTTACGCAAACAAGCCGATGATTTAGATCCGCCAAAGAAAAAAGCTACTAAGGCATCTGAAGAAGCAAGTGCCTAAGAAACTTTTTAAGCCGCCATTAAACATTGTAAAAGAGTGGCCGGAGGTATTTGAAGATATGTATATGAATACCATGCCGGTCGCTTACTTACATCTTGTTAAGTTAGAATTTAATAATGGAAGGATTTGGGAATTAAGAATCCCAGATCTTGTTAAAGAATCTGATTCCGATACGGTGGCTGATAAGTTAGTTGAGATGTTTCAAGAATATCACGACGATATTAAAAACATTAATTTTGAAATCGATATTGAAAAATTAAAAAAAGACATCGCTAAAGAAACTAAAAAGTTCCTTTAAGCCTCCGGTTTGTGTTTTTCCATACGCCAGTTACGTCCTTTATCTTCCATCTTTTCGTGGGTATAGATCTTATCTACTCTACTATGCGTTCCGCAGATGTTTGCACAATACGCCATCTTTCCATCTTTACAGCTAGGCTTAGTCCATGAATCTGTAAACACTCGGTCCAAATGATGACCTTCCATTATATCTTTTAATGAATGTAGGTTTAGATCAAAATTTTCCCAGCCATATTTTCTTACTTCATGATGCAATTGTAAACTTTGACTGTCGCTGTGAACACCGTTTAAATGCGTACCCATATAACAACATGCTATTACTCTGCCATGATTATCAACAAATATTTCTTTACCTTTAGACATTGTTTCTGCTTTGCATTTAATTACAGCATTATCTAATGTCGAATTATCTTCTCGTGCTAAAAGATCATAAACAGTATCTACACGTTTCCAATAACTAGAATCCGCTGTTCTTTTCATTTCTTTTAGTTCCTTGTAGTTTTCTGGATTGAAAGGATAATAACGCATTTCAACAGGTCCAACTGGATTTTCTAAATTTCTGTTTTTTGGATCTTCCGGAGCATCGATCCAGTAATCAAGTGTACCTTCTCGAGTAAGTGCCGGCATCCTAACTAAGTTTGTTCCGTTGTCAACACCTAGAGACTTTTTAGGATAAAATTCAGCGAATCCCATTTTCTTTGATAATGCAATTGCTTCATCTATTTGGTGTTCGTTATGTTTAAAAATTAAATAATCCCAATTAGCATACCCGCCAGCATCTATAAATGCCTGTGCGTTGGCTATTAGTTTATCCCATTCTACATTTCTTCGATACAGGTGATTAGTATCTTCTAACCCATCAATACTCCAAGTAATTTCCCAGCGCCAGTGGTCTTGTCTTTGTTTAGCAAATAGGGCGCCTATCTTAGACCAAAATTCTGGTTTGCGCATGCCGCCGTTTGTATTCATACGAACTGCTGTGTTGGGGTTGGTTTCTGCAATATATTCGCAAATCTCGTATAGATCTTTAGCCATACCCGGATCTCCATGCACCCCGCAGAATAATACAATTTCTAATTTTTTTATAACTTCTGGTGGAAAGTATTGTTTAAATTTTTCAATAGTAATTTGTTCTATAATTAAGTCTGGTCGAATTAAAGGACTATTGGTGTGAAATCGTGTACACATAGTACATGCAGCATTACAGGCGTTAGTAAGCTCTATATGTATTTGTGTTAGTTCGTCATAATTAAAAAAATTATTCATCGTTAAATCCTATAATTTCTGCCCACTCTGGAAATGTTTTTACAAAATCTTCTTTACGGTACGCATCGTGAGTTTTTATTGTTTTCTTAAACTGTTTCCAGTGTTCCGGATTATGCGTTCCGACTTTAATAAAATTGATCACTCCTGGTAAAAAATTCTGCCATACTTCGTAATCTTTATTAATTGCTTCTAATTTAGGAATTAATTTTTCCTTAACATCTTCTGGTATGTAAGATATGTTGTAATGTTGTGGTCCGTGAACCAAATTTAGATATATTCCAAAATCGCTATATTCTTTATAAAAAGTATCTAATAATTCTGGAAGATAAAATATATTCATATTACTTATTGTATGGCACCAACTAATATGTATGTCATGATGTGTTTTTGCAAACTCTCTAGCCTTACCCATATTTTCTTTAGCTTCTTCCCATATTGCTGGGTTTCTAATATATTCAAATTTATCGTCAACCCCATCTATACTAAAATTTAAATTTAGATGTTTAAAGTGTTTTAACACTTCGATATTTTCTGTAGGCCAATGAGTAGCATTAGTAGCATAGTGAACTTCAATATCTTTACTATATCCCTTGTCAACTGCCATCTGCAATGTTCGCCACATTTTTTTACTCATAAACGGCTCGCCACCATAAAAATCAAACTGTTTGATAGTGTGCAGATTTTGTTCTAAATCATCCCAGAACGGACTTTCATCATCGTATGTTTGATGATAACGTTTCATATCTTGAGCATATAATTTAAAAGTAGTGTGATGCGGCATTTCATGTTTATAAGTATCGTAGTATTCTTGCATCCATGTGCTACTACTATACGGAGCACAGGTTCGACATTTTAAATTACAGGTATTTCCGAGATTTAATTCAAATTTAGCAAGACCAGTAAATGGTTTACCGTCGGCAGAAAGATGTTTAAAATATTTTTCATTATCTCTCAAACGTTTGCTTTTGCGGCCTGCATCTTCTTCTTCCCAACATAAGCGACAGCTAGGGCTTCTAATACCTGCTCGTAAATCTTTACGTAAATCTTTAAAATCAATTTTTTGAAAATTTTCTTGTATAGTGTTACTATTAAGGGTCATGTCACACCAATTTTCAATCATGCAGCAAATTTTAGTGGTGCCATTATTATTGCCGCTCATCGCGTGATCTGCGTTAACGCACCAAGATTGTTTGTTATTTTCGTTCATAATTATTATATGTATCCTTACATAATGCGTAGAAATCTGCGTATTCTGGAAATGTCTTTAATAGATCAGTTCCTAATCGTTTGTCGTTTTCTGTAAAGAAACTATAAAAATCTCTACGGCCTGCTTGAATTTTTTCAGCAGGTACTGTTTTTGCCTTCATATAATCAGTAACACGAAGGAATTTTTCATATTCGACATCAGTAAACCATTGTTTATTATCTAGAATATATTTTAAAGTATTATCCATATATACAATAAAATCATCTGTTAGAATATTAATCATCCAATGTGGGGGTTCTTTTAGATATGGTGTATCAAATGCTACTGCGTTCATGCCATATTCTTTACGCCATTCGATAACTTTTCCTAGGAGACTTTGAAAATTTGTTACACATAACACATTAAAAGTACACATCAGATTAACAGTTGCGCCGGTGTTAATAACTGCTTTCATATTGCGTTCCCAATGACCGCATTCCAATCCTGTACGCATATATTCTGCTTGTTCTCCCCAACTGTCTATGCTGGTAAAGAAACTAAATTTGCGAATTTTCTTTTGTTTAACTAGACTAGTAACTCTAGCAATTAATCGATCTACACGATCAAAGGTCACACCTAGATTGCTGTTTAGTGTAATTTCTAAATGCGGACTTGGTTCGGTTTCTAGTAAATCAAAAAATTGCATCGCGCCTGGATTCATTAGAGGTTCACCGCCGGTTATGCGCAGAGTATGCAAGTCATTTTTGAGACTTGGCCACCAACGCCAAAACGCTTCAATATAGGGATTTTCATCTTTAGGACCGTAGTATGTACCGTTGGTCATGAACTCGATGCCGTACTGATTATATGTTAAGTCATAGTTACCGTGTTTCTTGATCTCTTCAGTCCACATAGTACTCGCCTGTGGACAGCAATACCCGCAACGATAGTTACACCCGTTACCGAAACTAACTTCCAGGTAGCGTGGGTTAATAGGAGCATCCCACGGTAAATCTGCAACAGTATCAATTAACGGTACACTAAAATCACTGGCGCTGTGTATCATACGATCACTAATGTGTTCGCCTTCTAGGTCCTCGATATTCCAACAATATTGGCATTCGTCCGGGCGTTCACCTTCAAGCATTTTTTTACGCTGTTCTTTTTTCCACTTTGTGTTATGCAATGCGCTTGCATCAATAGCAATTTCATCCAGGCCGATATGATGCGGACGTGGATGATAACAACTATGATTATCGCCGGTGTGAAGATATAGTGTTTGATGCAACCATTTCATTGTACAGAAACTAGGACTAACTGCATTCAGCTTGTCTCTAACTAATTTAATATACTCTATGTTATGCGCCATTGTTTAACCTTTTAATTATATCTATTTGCCCAGATATTTGATTTTCTATAAATTCTACCACTATCTTAACTAACTCGTTATGTATCGCTTGGTCACCTATATGATTAGGACGCTTGTCTTCATGTCGAAAATAATGTACGACCTCGTCTGGCGTTTTAAAATCTGCCACTTCTTTTTTTGAAAAATATATTAATGCAGGTTTAACTTCATTTTCAAATGTATCCGAATAATAATATTGTTGAGCAGTTATATCTATCAGCATTGAATCTAACCAATTAAAGTTTTCTCGTGGAACTTCAACATATTCTGCCGGAAAGGACCAAAAAAATAATGCTTTTAGATTTTTTTCTTTTATTGAGTTTTTAACTTCACTCATATAAGTCTTTTCTTGAAGCATAGATAGTGTTTTGTTATAGAAATTTGTATAATAGGACTTATAAATTTTTTCGTCTTTAGTAATTCCGGGATTTACATAAAATCTACTCGGGTCTGACCATCCAAAAAGTATGATATCATCAGGAGTGATGTTGTTAATGTGATGTAAAAACTTTAAATAGATCTCATGGTTGCTTGCTCCGCCGACAGCGGTATTGACAACTTCAGGATATTTTGCAGTTAACTGCACAATCCAGCCAGAGGTATTTTTATCTTCGTACCATCGAGAAAAGAAACTATCCCCAAAAATATAAATCTTAGACATCTTGATCCTCACATCTATTCCAAAAATTTTCTAATTCAGGAAATACTTTTAAAAAATCTGTATTGCGTCTACGATCGTGTTCTGTAAAAAATTTATAGAAATTCGCCATACCGCGTTTTTTATTGAATCCAGTATCAGAATTAATCCAATCAATTAATCGTTGGACCTTACTGATTTCAAAATCTTTAAAACCTTTATGTCTATTCCATCGACCTTCTTTGTTTTGAATCATAAATTTCATGGTCCTCTCTAGCTCACTAACTAATTCAGGAATCAATTTAGGATTCAAATAATCCGGATCTTGTAGTTGAGGGATATCAAACCAAACTAGTTGCCTATCTTTATTATATTTTTTTCGTAATGCTAAAATGTATTCCATATATGAATATATCCCGGTATAACTTAACGCATTGAATGTGATAATAAATGTTAAACTATGTTTTCTACTGTGTTTTAAATACATCCTAATATTTTTATTCATCTGTTCAAAGTCTAAGCCATTACGGATATACTCACCCTGAGCTCCGATATTGTCTAAACTACAGAATAACATAAAATGATCTATAGCCTCTGCGTCAGTGAGTTCTTTAAGGCCCCAAAAGAATTTATTCCACTGATCACCAGGAGGACAACAATTACTAGTGATACTTAGATGCAGATCTTCTTTAGGGTGCTGTTTAACGTATTCAAACATTTTGAATGTATTTTTATCCATTAACGGTTCGCCACCTGTCATACGGAATGTATGTAATGTTGGATATATATCGGGCAACCATTCCCAAAAGGCTTTTACATAAGGATTATCAGGACTGTTGTCTATTGGCATTTCATTCTGAATCCACGTAATATCATTATGCTTTCTATCAGCTAATACATACGGGCCTTCTTTTTTAATTTCGTCCATCCAGGCTGTACTTAGGTGGGGACTGCAATAGCTACATTTAAAATTACAGGCTTGATTAAAATTTACTTCTACGTATCGCGGATTCGCATTCCCTTCAGCACCAACTAATAGTGCTTCTTCGATGATTCCATCTTCCCATACATCTTTGCTACGATATGCACGATCACTAAGTTGATTTCCGCTATCTTCAATTTGCCAGCAAAATTCACATTCAGAAGGACGAATCCCACTTAACATTAATTTACGTTGAGTCTTTTTATGTTTTGTATTGTGTAAAGCACTTACGTCAATAACTACCTCTTCAAGAGGAATTGCATGAGCCCTGGGATGATAACAACTGTGAGTACGACCTGTTGGAATATGGATACTAACATTAAACCACTTGGCTAAACAGAAGCTAGGACTTACTTCATTTAATTCTTTATGAACAAATTCGGCATCCATCATGTAGTGGGTTTGATATTGCCCGTCTACTTTTTTAACTTCGTTTCCTTTGATGTTTCTATTGAATTTCATATTGTTCTTTTAACCAATCGAAGTCATTAATTTTTGCCAATTCGCTAGGAGCATTTTGCCAAAATAGTCCAAAGTATTTCCCTGCAGTGGCACCACTCAGTGCTTCTTTGCTAAATTCACCATGTGCAACTGTTATCCAGGTTTCAAGTCTATGTGATGTTTCATTATCAAGTTGACCGTCAATAATTTTGCTTGATAATTTACAACATTCTCTAAAAGCACTACGCCATGTACTAAACGCATCAGTATTGAATGCGGTAATATTACTAACCTCTGGCATTGCTTTAAATGATTTACTAATGCTAGTGGTCATATCTGCAGAATTTATATCCATCTCTAATGTTAGTTTACGAGGCAATAATTTTACACCGCCATACCCATATTCTAAATCATTGACCGGATTTCGACTCCTCCATACATGTACAGTGGTAGTTAACATACGTCTAGCGTTAATACTATAATAAGGTATTTGCTCAACTGAAAAATCAAATTCATCAACTATAATAGCATCAGCATCAACTACCCATAGCATTTCTGTTTCACATATTTTCGCTGCTTCAATGTGTGCTTGATGAATTCCCTTGACTCCGTGTACACGTTTCGCTCTTGGAAACTTTTCAAGTAACTTATTATAATTTTCATCTGCATTTACTTCGTTGTAACTGATAAAAATAATATCAAAGGGTCTAGGATATGATGCTACAATATCAATTTCTTTTTTATTGTTTACAAAGAATCTATTATCAAATTCTTTTTTAGCTACTGTATGTTCTTTTGAAAAAATACAGATACCGTCAAAATATTCACCGTTTTTAAATACGTGCGGTATATGCTGTTCATATTTAGGAACTTTAAAATCAAATTTAAAATTACTATCAACAACTACATCATTCCACACTACCCAAAACATTTCTGTTTTCGAAGTGTCTTTAGCATTAAGATATTCATCGTATGAATTGATATAAAATATATCGTACGGCGTTGGATATGATGCTACAATATCAATTTCTTTTTTATTGTCTACAAAGAATCTATTATCAAATTCTCGCTGACTTACATTAGCCGATTTTGGAATTAAGCATATTCCATCAAAAAAAGCTCCATTCTTAAATACATGAATGTATTCATTATCCCAAGGTGTGGCTCTATATTCATTTAAATTAAAATTAGTATCTAAAATAAGATTGTCCCGCACTACCCAAAATAATTTAGTAAAGGCACGTTTACGAATATCTGCTAACGGTGTATTTTTTTCTAATCTCCGAGCACTGGGATAGATAGCTGTTAACGCATCCCATCTATCATCTTCATCACCTAAGAAAAATATATCATACATTTTCAGGTATTCTATAATAAGTAGCGTTTAGGTTTAAAGTCTCATTATATAAATCAAGGGTGTACTTACTTTGTGCAGCATCCAAGTATGGCCAATGTAGACCTAGGCCTAATTTAATTTTTTCACCTAATAATTTAATTTCTTCTACTAGCCCAGTGTCTCCTACTTCTTCGAAAGGTCGACCGTACTGGTTCCATATTCCTCTAAGTATTTCAAAGTCTCTAACTTCTATATAATTCCACTGTGTACAATTTGCTAACCATGTACCTAATCTAGCACCATACACGGCATAGAGTCCGTTTTCTTCATGAGCACCAACTGTTGACCAAATACGCAGTCTATGGATATTATGCCACCAAATACGTTCTTGAATTTCTCCAGGTGGAACTTTAACACCGTCGAGTAATGTCATCTTAACACCTTCACGGAATCCTGCTCGCCATGCTTGGAATGGGCTTCCTGTGATGATACTATCGCTGTAAGTTACGGGAAAATTTCTATATCCCTCTTCCCAACAAAAATCAACCTGGCCTCTGTCACTATCGGCATTTTCGTGAGTGCGCATATTCAATACAAAATCTTTTTTCCAGATTTTAGGTCCACCATTGCCGTACCGTAGTCCATTGATTTTATTTCTTCCGCACCATCCATAGACATGAATTTTTGGATCACTCATATCAAGATCTAAATTAAAAAACTTAGTATCAACGATATTATCTGCGTCAATGGTTACAAACCATTCTGTTTCACTTAATTCTGCTGCGGCTTTGTGTGCATGGTCAGAACCTTTAACCCCATGTACACGTTTTGCCCAAGGTACTTTATCACAAAGATCAGCATAATGTAAATCAGCATTAGGTTCATCATAGCTGAGAAAAATTACATCAAATTCTATTACTTTCATTTTGTGTCAAATAGATAAACAGGAAATAAGCGTTTGGTGTAGATACTAAATTTTTTAGACAAATCAAGATCTGTAATAATCTGTGGAGCTGATACTAATTCATCGACTGTGAATTTAATAGCATGTCTTACAATATTAGGATCGTTGTATTCAGTTATTAGGAATGTCATTTCGGTTGAGCCGTCCCAATGGATTTTTCTTTTCTTGTATTTTTCAGATAATTCAAACGTGAGTGAGTTGTTATCTCGAATAACCATTAGGTCCGCTGTTAATAACCCTGAATAAGATTTATCCATAATCCTGTGCAATACATCATCAATTTTTGTAAGACGCTTAATTTCGGCAATTTCAAATTTTCCCGAACTCATATCAACGAAACAGGAATTTAAACTAATCTTACCGTCGGTAATCAAATGTGCTGTTTCATGATCGATTTCAACACATTGCACATCCTCTGGCAATGCTGTTGAAGGATAAACACCCATTACGTCGCCAGTGGCTACGTTAAACGATGCATAGAATTTTATTTCGGGTGGCTTATAATTTGCTAGCCATTCGTCAAAGTCTATTTCTGCCATAATTTTTCTTCCTGTATATTAATAATTTCATCTGTGATTAATTGCTTTTCTACATAGTGAACAATATCGGTTTGTTTAAAATTTCCAATCTTAATTTCATTATCTACATTGAAATAGAATCCAACATGATCAGTCCACGAATCTGCCGGCCATGGCCAATTTTGTACCATAGGTTTCATATGTACTACTTTTGGAAATTCTAAAGGGTACGCAATTTCATCACTAATGTCTAAAATTTTTGCTGCTAACGCAAATGCTTCATCAGTTCCAACTACCCTAGGTTTAAAATCTGGAAAAAATACATTTTTAAATTCCGTAGGATTTTTAATAATATATCTTCCCAAAGTAAAAAACTCTTTTGCTAATTCTGAATCTTTCTTGAAAAAAGTATAAAAGGAATACAAATTAGGTAAATTATTTTTAGTAAATGCTGTACGATAAAAATCATTAGTAACAACTTCACCCCGATAGGTATAAGATTTATTTGCTACATACAACTCACTGTTTTCAATAAAATATTCTGCCCAATGGCTTACATCTCGTGTAAACAACATATCTGCATCTAAGCATACGGTATAATCAAAAGGACTTAATTGATCCATCCAGCTGCGTCCATCCCAGAACGTTTCTTTATCCCATTCGATTACATGGTCAAACACCCAAGACGAAGTTAATTTATCCACCGCTTCTTTGTCATCGGTTACTAATGCAATATTATTAAATCCATCTTTCTGTGTATTTTTAATACTCAATGCTAGAGAATATGCCAACTTAGTATAGTCAACTTCGTCATTTTTTGCAATGATAATTAGATACCCGAAAGTCATATTAACTCCAACAATTTTTCTTTATTTCTAATAATGCTTTGTTTGTTCATAATATGAACATCGGAATCTTTAATTGCACATACTTGATACTTGCCTTCAGTTAACGGCCCTGCTATTAAAAATAACAATTTGTCATCATCAACATTCCAAAGCATATCACGATCCATAACAGTTAATAGTGGAGGCAATGTTTTACTTAGATCAGTTTCAAATCCGTCTAAAAAATGTTTTGCAACACTGAATGCAATATCATTTCTATATTGGCGAGTATCAAATCTATAGACATCACTATATTGATTATAGTTGATTTTAATATCTTTTACAAGCTCAAAAAACAATTTACTTTCTTTATTTTTGGTAAACATAACATTAGTCGCCCAAAATAAATGTACTCCGGTTTCTGAAACATTTTTATCTAGATATCCGATTCGATCACCTCGAATATCATTCATCGATTGAGAAATCATTACACTAGAATCTAGATCCCAGTAGTTGTTTAATTGATCGGAAAAAATTAAGTAGTCGCTATCTAGTAATAGTGTTTGATCGTATGGGGTTAAGTCCCATGCATCGGCACGAGTCGAATTGATGAATGGGATTGTTTTTGAATCTGTGCCGTCATTTAATCGACGAACATTGCCGGTAACTGGCCTATCAATTATTGTAATTTTTTCAAATACGGAATTAGCCTTATCCCAAATATTTGATTCGTGCATCCATTCTACTGTTGACTCGTCAGTAATTAATGTTAACGGAATATTGAGGTGTTTTTTGGCTAGGCCGCCAGATATGACCGCTAACAATGCGTAGTCGATATCTCGACTATTATGAGCAAATATTAGGCCGCCTCGAGTCATAGGTCGACCAATGTTTCTACAGTTCTACTTTTTTTAAGTTTATCGTATTCTTCTTGATACTCGTAAGTAGCTGTAAAATATCTATCTAAAATTTCGTCTTTGAATTTTACAAGATCTGCAATTAAAATTGGATTGTCGTTTGAATCAATCAACGGAACATTTGTTTTACGTTCTTGATCAATTAAGAATTGAACAAAACAAATTAATGTTTGATCAATTTTAAAAATTCCACCGGCATGCCCGAATGTTAATTTAGCAGCAATACGTTCTTTTAAAACCTTACGCTGAAGTGTAAGTGTTTGTTTATAATTTGAAAAATCAAGCGCATTGGCTAGAAGAGCTTCCATTTATTTCTCCTATAATATAGTCAGTTTATTTATTGCCTTAACTAACTTGGAGAAATATTTTAAGAGTGGGTGGGGGCCACGATATAGAACGAATTTGCTACTAAATTAGGATATAGTGCGCCAACCGCTCGAATATGGGAAGATGTAAATTGTATTGTTCCGCGAACAATGCCGTCGGGTGGGTTATCTGTAGCTGGATGCCCTGATAACACATCAGGGTCAACATACCCGTCAGTATAAACAGCAGTAATTATTACCTGTGTAGCACCACCGGATGAGTTATTACCAATATCGCATCGTGCATATAATTTCCAATTATTAGCTGCATATGTACTTGTAGAACTTACAGTAAAAAATTGTTGATTAGTACTAGTTAATGTATAAAAATTAGTCGAAGGAGTATTACCACCAAAAACAATAGTGCCGGCTCCTGCCAAGGTATCACGCCATGCATTGTTTTGTTGGGTGCTCGTCGATGGTGTAAACGATGAAGTAAATCGAAGTTTGCCACCAGAATTGAAAAAATATCTGGCGGCGGCAGCATTTACAAAAGTTGCTGTAATTGTTAACGAAACAGATGTAGACCAATCGCTTGAGTAAGTTTTTGATGTTCCACTTTCAACAGCATACTGACCTGCAGCAATGTCAAATTTATTTGTAGCAGCCTGTGTAGCTAATGTAAGATATTGATAGTTTGGTTCGGCTGCATTGTAGACAATAGTGTCTCCCTCATTGACCGTTTTAATTGTCGGTAATGCCCCTATTTGGTGTACAATACAATTGACAATATCAAATCGTAAATTGTCCCATTGTGTTTTGGTTACAGAATCACCAAGCACGGCGGCGGTAGCTGCGGCGGCAGTTTGACCGTACCCTGTATTGCCAGAGGTGGTGGCAGATATAATAGGATTAATAATGTTTCGTATATTATTGTAATCCGGTACGCTAATTATATCATAAACTGCCATGGGTGTCCTCCAACTTGATATTTACGTGATCAGGAACCGCTAATGCTAGAAACTGAATATATAGGAGGTGTAATAGCAAAATTTCCAGAACCAGTAGGTAACAATGTACCAGCTGCTCGAATTTCGGTTATATTAAGAGTTAGGGTTCCGTCTACAGTGTCTCCTGGAGGTATTTCAGGGCCAGTATCAACATAACCATCAATCCACTGAATATTGAATGTAAATATTCTTCCTGTACCTGTGGTATTATTAGCTACATCGGTCTTGGCCTGTAGTCTATATTTGTTATTAGAATAAGGCGATGACGCTGAATTTTCATAATACGTTTGGAAGGCATTAGTTAGTGTATACACTCCAACACCAGTCGGAGTCACTGTTCGATTATTAAAGTCTTGATTACCGACAGCAGTTAGCAATCTTGTCCAGGCAGTGTTTTGATCTAATGATGAGCCGCCCGACCTAGACGAATTGAATCTAAGTATGCCGCCTGAATTCCAAAAATATCTTGCTTGTTCAGAAGTAGCAAATGTTAGTACTACTTGACAAGAAACTGTATTAGCCCAAGATGCAGATCTTGTAACAGCCGCTGCTGGAATTGTAGTTATCGATTGAGTAGTTGCAATTTTATATTTGTCGGAGGTAATCGTATTAGCAGCCGTACTATATTGATAGTTAGGATGGCTTGCTCCGTACTTGATAGGACTAGTAGTTGCAACTATAGTTAGATCGGGTATCGTATCTAATTGATGAATAGAAGCATTAATGATATCCCATCTTAGGTCATCCCATTGTGCTTTTGTTATTTTTCTTTTTTCAAGGACAGGATCTAACGGATTTACAGCCGCGCTATTTAATTGCTGACCGTATCCAAAATCAGCGGTTACTCCGTTGCCCACACCACCGACTCCCATCACATTAGCAATTTTTGTTCTAATGGTGTTGTAGTCTGATGCTTCTATTATTTGTCCGACGCCTGCTGCCATTTTTATTCCTTATAGTATCACTGATTCTACTAATTTAACACCTGCATGGTCACTTGATTCTAATGCAATTGCAAACGTATCTAAACGATCGGTAGCGGCTTTCGCACATCCCTGATCGCCTGCAACTAACCTGTCACCTTTTTGAACCATACCAATTACTTTAACTGGCACACGACCTTTAAGGGCAATATATGTGCCGCCTTCTAGATCCTTATTCATCATAAACGCTGGATTAGCAGATACAGCTCCAATTGCTCGATCACCGTAAGTACTAGCAGTAACTTCTTTTTCACCGCCAACTACTACAACTGTGCCAACTTCATATTCTTTATCGGCTATATATTTTTCTGCTAGATCGGCATATCTTGCTGCAAGAGCAGTACCGTCAAATATTTCTGCGTGTAATGTTCCAGCGCCATCTCTAACTGCAATTGTATTAAAACTGTTTGCTGTCGATGCGGTTCTATAAGTACCGCTAACATTTAGAGTGTCTGCTTGTGTTGCTGTACCGATAAATGACACTGCATTAATATTGCCAGTAGTATCTCTAATTACCACGGTTGATGCAACCGCAGC